TATAGGTTTATGTGTATAATCCGTTGCCTTGGATGCGGACGTGGCGAAATTGGTAGACGCACCAGATTTAGGTTCTGGCGCCGAAAGGTGTGAGAGTTCGAGTCTCTCCGTCCGCACCACACTATAAAATCTAACCGCTTTCGAGCGGTTATTTTTTCGTCTTTATTTGTCTATTCTCATATACAACTCATTGTATATAAATAATTTTATTCAGTTTTACATTCTATTCTTTCCCGTTTTGTCGTCTTTCTCCGTTTACACAAATCTACCCGAATCGGCATAAAAATGTTGGTGCTTTTGTTGGTTCATGGCACAATGACCAAAAAAAGCACCAACAAAACCGCTGAAAATGTCGTCTTACTTGGTGTATAGCACAATCAGAAAGCACCAACATTTAAAAAGGCTGTTTGAAATGCCGTCTAAAACTTTGAACGACAGACAAATCAAAAACGCGAAACCGACCGACAAGAAACAGACCCTTTCGGATGGCGGCGGGCTGGCTTTGGTCGTCAATCCTGAAAAGCGGGGCGGGACAAAGTATTTTGTCTATAACTTCAGATTCAATGGAAAACAGCAAACCTTACGGATAGGAAAATATCCCGATATAGGGCTGGCAGAGGCGCGGGAAAGACACCAGCAGGCGCGAAACGATGTAGCAAACGGAATTAATCCCGCCCTTGCCAAGCAACAGGAAAAAGAAGAGCGCAAAGCCGCCGCCCTGAATACCTTTGAATCAATCGCCCGCCGCTGGCATACCGACAACCTGACCCGCTGGAAAGAGAACCACGCTGCCCGCGTGTTACGGTATTTTGAAACCGACGTTTTCCCCGTTATCGGCGAAATGCCGATACAGGAAATCAGGGTAAGCGATATTAAAACGGTTCTCGACGGCGTAATGACACGGGGCGTGAACAATACGGCGGAAAAAATCAGGGAATGGACAGGCTCGATATTTGACTATGCTGTCATGCTTGAAGTAGTGGAAACCAACCCCGCCTATTCATTGCGGAAATACATCCCCGCCAAGCAGACCGACCATCGCCCCGCCCTGCCCCGCGAAGAACTGACCGAGTTTTTCCGCCGCCTGATACTGGCAGAAATTGAGCCACAAAACAGAATAGCCCTGATTTTGAATATGCTGACCTTTTTACGAAGCACGGAACTAAGGGGCGGGCAATGGAATGAAATAGACTTTGACGCGGCAATATGGACAGTTCCCGCCCAGCGCATGAAGCACGAAAAGACCGCGCCTAAACCGCCCCATGCTGTGCCGCTGGCTGACTGGACGCTTGAACTTTTGGCAGAACTGAAAGAGCTTACCGGTAATACGTCATTTCTGTTTCCCAGCAGAACCAAGACGGACGGCTTTATCAGCGACGCAACCATCAGTCGTATCATTGAGCGCATGGGCTACAAAGGCAGAGTAACCCCGCACGGTTTCCGTTCCCTTGCAAGCAGCGTTTTGAATGAACAAGGCTTCAACCCTGACGCGATAGAGCGACAGCTTGCCCACATTGAAAACAACAAAATCCGCGCCGCCTATAACCGCGCCGATTATCTAAACGAGCGCAAAGAGTTTATGCAATGGTATAGCGACTTTTTGCGGGAACGGTACCGCCAAGCATTACAAATGATTCGAGATGGCAAGACGAATTAAAGTCCGTGCTGGTGTTTTTTATATTTGTAATAGGAATTAATGTAGGAGAACGTAAGAAATGGAAGATAATAAATATCAAGGTTTAATACTTCCTGATTTATCTGCATGGGGTGCAGTAGAGATTTTAACTGTTGATGAAGCTGCCTTATTATGGGGTGGGATTGACCCTGCTTATTGCCGTCATTTTTCTGATGCAGAGAAATGCAGATATGAACAATATCAACAAGCATTTATTGCAAGGAGAGCTTTTCTTGCTGGAATTTCTTTAGGAACTTTGCCGACAAATGAATTATGGTGCATAAACTACCAAGGAGACAGTTATTTGCACGTAGATAAGCAACTACCCAGCATTACCGAAATAGACACATCAGCTACTACGGTGAATAGTCAGGCATTAATTAGTTGGGCTGAAAAAAAGAGAGTAAAGACATTGAAGCAGGCAATGTCTGCTTATGCAAAATATCAACGAGAGCAAAAAGAACGCCGTGAATTTGAAAAACTCATTAAAAATGAAGCTAGTCAGCATCCTGCATCAATTGAATATAGACCATTAGAGCCTAATTATAATACACCTGAATTTGAGACAGCTTGCGAAGTAATAAAGAAATATTGGAATAGTTTTGATGGCAGGGGTAAACCCCCTAAAGAGATTGAAATTAAAGAATATATTGAAAAAGTGCTAACTGAAAAATTAGGGGGTAAACCTACTCAGGCGGCAATTAACCGTGTTGATACCCTAACTAGACCCCCACAGTTCAAAAATCAGCAGAAAACATTAAAATAGACAAACCCTTAAATTCTTATTCTATCTATCTTCCAAGACGGTTAACCCCCTTATCACAGTAAGGGAGTTAACCGTTTTTTTGTTGCCTAACCCCCCTATGCCTTTTGCAAAATACACCCAGCTAATCCAACTGAAAGAAAGGCAAAAGCATATGAATAACACAGTATTGAGAGCAGACGATACAGCCCGCGCATTAGGTGTTTCACGGGCGACTATTTGGAATTGGGTTAATCCTAAAAGCCGCCATTACCGCCCTGATTTTCCCCGTCCTTTCAAAATTTCCGCAAATGCGACAGGCTGGCTAGCAAGCGAGATTGACGACTATATCGGCAAACTGGCAGCCAAACGCGAAGAGCAGGCAAATTGATTTATTGGGCGCAAAACAAATGCCGCCTGAACGGACATTCAGACGGCGGAAAGGATTATTAAGCATGAGCAGCTATTCTACCAACGGCAAGGCAAAAACGCCAAGCCAAAAAGAGCGCGTTTTATCCCGATTGAAACAGGGCAGCGTTACATCATGGGAGCTTTCCCAAATGGGCATATTGGGCTACAACACGCGCATTATGGAGCTTCGCCGGGCGGGGCATGACATCGTTACCGTGATGGAAGAAGTAACCAACCAATTTGGGGAAACCGTGAAACGCGGTCGGTTCGTATTAATCAATTAAATCAGGAGCTTTAACTATGAATATCGAATATACAAAGACAACTTTTGAGACCCGTCAAAAGTTACTGAAAGAAGAAGAGGACAAATGCAGCGAACTGACCGCCCAAATTGAAGCGGCAGAAGCTGGTGTTACAGAAGCGCAGGCGGTAATCAATGAATTTGCGGGGCTACGAAACAGACGCAAAGGCATATTTGCCAATTTATTAAAAATGGGCAAACCCACAAACAGCGAAGAAGCCAAAGGGCTTGATTCAGAGATTGCCGCCAAACGCGAAGAGGCAGACCGCGCCGCCGATATGCTGGAAGCGCAAAAAGAACTGTTGGAAAGCCTTTTTGATGAACGCCGCCAGCATCTGAACCGCATTTCAGAGCTTCGCAATTTATTGTCCGTTTCCCGATATGAGCTGTTTATCGCCGATATAGAAGAAACCCACTTACCCGAATATTTGGAGGCTGCCCAAGCCTATGCTAAAGCCGCCGCGAAATTGGTGGGAATCGGTAAAGCCGCCGTTGAGATGAAAACGAAGCTACAAGAAAACGGTTTGCGGGCTGATTGCCCGTCCTATGGGCAATCCCTGCCAAATCGAATCATTGATTTACGTTTGCCTGGCTTCTTCAACATGATGGACGGCACAGGTGGGGAAGAAAACGCTATTTTCGACATCTTGGAAGACGTGGAGAAAGAAAAAGAAGCGGCTTTGGACAATTTGAAATAGCAATACTCAAACAGCCGCCCAAAGGCTGAAAAATCGCTATTGGGCGGCGTTCTAAAAGGATTAAGGACATGACCCCGAAACAAGAACAGTTTGCCCGTCTGTATGTGGAAACGGGCAACGCGAGCGAAGCATATCGGCAAGCCTACAACGCCGACAACATGAAGCCCGAAACGGTAACGAATGAAGCCTATAAGCTGCTTCAAGACCCCGATATTTCCGCGATGGTGGACGGCTTAAAGGAAGAAGCGCGGCAACGGCACGCGGTAACGGTGGGCGACCTGTTGCACGAATTGGAACAGGCACGGGCGGCGGCACTGGCAGCCCCTACACCGCAAAGCAGCGCGGCGGTATCGGCAACGATGGGCAAGGCAAAAATGCTGGGCTTGCTGGTGGATAAGGCGGAAATCAAGGCAGAGGCGGAAATCAGCCAAGTGAAACAGGAAGAGCGCAAATGCCTGCTAAATCAGGAAGAAATACAGCAAATCAGGAACGATTTTTTCAATAAGCCATACAGTGAAATCACGCTTGAAGACATCATCGGAACCGTTGGAGAAAATACGGAACGCATCGGGTATGCAATAGCCATGATTATCGTGGATAAAAAAATTTAGCCGCCTGATGCAAAAATCATTTGACAAATCGAGCCTTGAGAATCAGAATTTGGGTTCTCTCTTAAATTAACTAGCCCAAATCAGCAGGGTAAACGCTGATTTTTTATCGCCAAAATTCTTTTACGGGCGTTTGTAATGTTATTAAACGTTAGCATTTCAGACGACCTATCACGAGTTATGGCGGTGTGTGGTAGCGGCAACGCCCACGCCTGACTAGTTACAGGAGAGAGCACCGCCCCCTATTTCGGGCATTTCTCAAATCTCAATTTAACTAGGAGCATTTCAAATGCAATCTTCAAATTCTATTCAAATCCAAGACGTTCAATACCCATCAGAACAAGGCTTTTGCGCCGTCGTCCACGAACCGACCGCGTATTTAGCCGATATTGACGTTCATTCATGTACCGCCCGCCGTTTGGGTATCTATCCATCACACGCCGCCGCCATTGCCGCCTGTCAGTCGTTTATTGCTTCGCTTTCAGACGACCTAAAAGCATGGGCTGCTTTCAGCGTAACGACAGCCGAACAAATCAACTAAATCCCTGAAAAACGCCCGCCTTTATGCCGCCCGTTTTGGACGGCATGGGGCAAACTTCGCCCTAGTGTTTTTGTAAGTATCTGATTTTTCAATACTTGATATTTTTGGTGCGCTGGGGCATGGAGGACTTTAAACCATGAAACCGACTGACAAAAACGACCGTTTCCGCCGCTATTCCAACCGCGCTTTGCTGGTGTTTTGGGTGTTGTTGATGGCTTTGGCAATCCGAGCCTGTAACCAGCCTGCCCATGCAGAGACGGAGCAGGCAATACAGACAACGCCGACCATATGGGAGACCGACCCGATGGCGGGGGTAGTTTTAGAACCTGTAACAGGGGGGGCAGAACAATGAAACCGACCTATCAAGACATCAAAGCCGCCGCGCAATACCGCTGGCAGGAAATTCACGCCGCCATCGGCATAGACCCGCGATACCTGAAAAACAAACACCAGCCATGCCCCGCGTGTGGGGGTAAAGACCGTTTCAGATACGACGACAAGGACGGTAACGGCACATTCATTTGCAGCCATTACCACAACGGCGCGGGCGACGGTTTCGGCTTGGTCATGCATTACCTGAATTGCGGTTTTGACGAAGCATTGCGCGCCGTAGCGGGCGTGTTGAACATGGGCGGGGCAAACCCCTTGCCGATACCGCCCACACGCCCACAGACGCAACCACGCCCCGAAAAAAACCAAATCGGCAAACTTGCAGCATTGTGGGACGGGGCAGAACCGATAACCGCCGATTCCCCCGCCGTGCAGTATTTGAAATCACGCGGCTTGGACATGGCGCAATTACCTGAAAACGTCCGTTTTTTGAGAGGGGCGGATTATTGGACTAGGGGCGAAGATACGCCGCTTTTAATCGGTCGTTTCCCCTGTATGGTTTGCGCCATCCGCGATACGGGCGGAGGGCTTCAAGGCTTACACATGACCTATTTTCAGACGACCTATGACAAGCCATACGGGGAAGACGGGCTACACGCCCCGCATTATCAGAAGCTGGCAATCAAACACCCCGAAACAGGTGAAACATTGCCGGCAAAGAAAATGCAGAGCCGCAAACAGGGCAGCATTTCAGGCATGGCGGTTCACTTGTTCCCCGTCCCTGCAAACGGACGGCTTGTTATCGCGGAGGGCATAGAAACCGCCCTTGCCGCCCGCGAACTGTTCCATACCCATGACTGGGGCTTATGCGCCGCCTTGAGCGCAAACAGCATGGCGAAATACCGTCTTTCAGACGACCTAAAAGAGATTGTGATTATTGCCGATAACGACACGCCGCGCCCCATAGGTTTCAAAGCCGCGCATGATTTGGCAGTTCGAGCCATCAAGCAGGGAATCAAGGCGCGTATATGGCAGAGCGACACACTAGGCTATGACGCATTGGACGAACTGAAAGAAAAAAGGTCGTCTGAAAAGAAATCAGATAACCTGAAACACACCATCGGAGGAAAAGCAGCATGAAAAATACCGAAACAGCGAAGCAGGAAAGCACCAAAGACTACAACATCAACGACATCGAACCATACCGCCCGCGCCCCCGCTTCGATACTGACCATCGGGGCGTATGGTGGATAAACGTCAGGACAGGCAAAGACGGCGAAGCCATCGAAGCAGAGCCGCTATTGCTTTCCGACCCTATCGACATCATCGGCACGGGGCAGGACAACGACGGCGCGTATTACCGGATTATCAAATGGCAAGACAAAATCACACGCCAAACCAAGACCGCCGCCATCCCACAAGCGGAAATCGGCACTGTTCAAGGCTGGCAGCGTTTGCAGGGTTACGGCTTAACCGTCATGAGCGGGCGGGCAAAAAGGGAGCGGCTGGCTGACTATTTGCAGACACAGGGCAGCCGTACCGCCTTTACTATTACCGACCGCGCGGGCTGGCACGGCGACACCTACATCATGCCCAGCGGCGAAACCATCACGGCAGACGGCAAAACACCCGCCGTCATCTACAACGGAGACACCAGCCAAGCGGCGGCATACCGACCACACGGAGAGCTTACCGACTGGCAGCAAAATATCGCCCGATACGCAGCGGGAAACAGCCGCCTTTGCTTGGCATTGGGCGCGTCCTTTGCCGCCCCCTTGCTGTCCCTGTTGAGCGAAGAATCAGGCGGTTTCCATCTGACAGGCGATTCATCTGACGGCAAGACCACCGCCGCCAAAGCAGCCTTGAGCGTATGGGGCAGACCATCGGGCAGTCTGTTGTCTTGGAGCGGCACGAAAATAGGCTTTTCCAATACCGCCGCCGCGCGCAATGACGGCTTGCTGGTATTGGACGAAATCGGGCAGGCAAGCCCCCACGTCATCGGCGACACTGTTTACAGCGTCATGAACGGAATCAACAAAGTGCAAGGCGCAAAACAGGGCGGCAACCGCGCCTTGAGCCGCTGGAAAGTGATGATGTTCTCGACAGGCGAAAAGACCCCCGATTCCATCCTGAAACACCACAAAGGCGATTGGAACGCCGGGCAAGCCGCCCGTCTGCCCAGTATCAGAGCCGCCGCCCGATACGGTATTTACGACACCTTGCACGGCTTCGAGAGCGGCGCATTATTGAGCGAACATATCGCCCAATCCGCCGAACAATATCACGGGGCGGCGGGCAGGGCGTTCATCCGACGGCTTTCAGACGACCTAGAACAAGCTAAACGGCAGGCAAACGAGCGCATGACCGCATTTATGGAGACCGTCCCCGAATTGTCAGGGCAGGCGCGAAGAGTGGCGAAACGCTTTGCCCTTGCCGCCGCCGCTTTGGAGCTTGCCACCCCCGTTACAGGCTTGCCCGCAGGCGTAGGCATGGCAGGCGTGAAACAATGCTTTGATGAATGGCTGGAAACCAACGGGGCGGGGAAACACGAAGACCGCCGAATCATCGAGCAGGCGGAGGACTTTATCGACCTATACGCATTGGGTATGAGGTTTGTGGACTGGAGCGATAAAAGTACCAACAAAGACCATGCAGGCTATCGGAAACAGGAGGGGGAGAAATTGGAATTATGGGTAATCCGCCGCGTCTTTGCCGATGAAATCGCCCAAAGCTTCGATGAATTGAAAGTTTGCCGCGTGTTGTCAGACGGGGGATTGCTGAAATACAACCACAAAAACAAAGGCTACCAACACCAGCGGAAAGGGAACGGCTGGTTTTATGTGCTGACCCCCAATATGGAACTGGACGACTGACCGTTTGCATAGGGTTAATTCAAAACGCCCACCAAGCCCGCCATGACTGATACAGGCGGGCTTTTTTACGCCCATTACTTCAGACAATCCATACCCAAACGGCAAAGCGCGCTGATAGCACAATTACGCCCTGTTTCCGCCATGACCGACAAAGACAGGCGAGGGATAAATAATTTCAAGACCAATACGCGCGCGCGAGCCATACAACGAATTTTTAGAGTCCATAAAAAGGGAAAAGAAGACCAAGACGCGCGGACAGATAAAACCCTATGCGCGAGGCAAAATCATTTGTTACCTTTGTTACCGCAAAATTTAACATTTATAACTATATGAATATTAATATAAAAATAAAGAAAATACGGTAACAAATGAACATAGATTTACTTGTTACCGATTTGTTACCATTTGTTACCCCTTTATATTCATATGGTTACGCCCAAAAAACAGGGGCGGTAACAAACGGTAACAAGGTTAAGATATGTGTCTTGTTACCATGAGAGCTATGACTGGCAAGGCTTTCAGCCATTGGTAACAAGGTAACAAACGATTTTTGCGTTTTTTTGTGTATATACGCTTTTTTGTGTGGACGCATGACCGATAGAGCCGATACAAACAAAAGCCGCCCAAAGGCAATATCAGACGGCTGGAAGAATAGGGCAAACACCAGTCCACAAGACGGCGCGTGATTGCTGGTGTTACAATCCGACCATATTTCACAGCTTGGCAGAAATACTACAAAACACCCCTGAAAAATTTTGACTTTGACAAATTTACGGTATTTTTTACGGTATTTTGGAATCTATTAAAAATTTAATTAAATAAAAACAATATATTATCTATTTAATTCGAGTCTCTCCGTCACACTATAAAATCTAACCGCTTTCGAGCGGTTATTTTTTCGTCTTTTTTTGGCTGATAATCTGTAAATTGTCCAAAGAAGAGCGGTATTGCCAATGTTGATTGTCGGTAATGGTTTGGTAGACACGGTCTATCGGTGCATCGAATATGGTTGTTTTGCTGAGTCGGCGTGTTTTGGGGAGCATTAAGCCGATGAGCTGGCAGGACAAGCAAGCTGATGGGAAGTATAGTGGATTAAATTTAAATCAGGACAAGGCGACGAAGCCGCAGACAG